ATATCACTATTTGCCATTTCACTAAAATTAGTATGAGCCATACCGCTAGTAGAACTCATATTGATAATATGTTTCTTTTCACTTTGCCATTTATTATAAAGTTGATAACAAATCTTTGCTTGTGAATCAGGCCAATATACATTATTAATAAAGACATCAGGGTTTTCAGAAAGTACCCAATTAATTACTGATTTAGCTTTACCTACATTTACACCATTAGATCTTGAACCACCAACAACTGTATAGTGATTAGCTTCAAGCCTATCTTTAATAGCCTTGCCAACACCTTTAGTGTGACCCGTTATACAAATCTTTTTATTTTCAAATGCCATTAGAAATATTTTTTAAGTGCTTCAAGCTTATCATCATATTCTGCAACCTTTGCAATTTCACCTTCAACTGTTAATACACTATCAGGATGCTCAGCTACACCTACACCATTATGTAAAAGCGTTTTAACATTTACAATGTGTGCTTGTTTAAGACCTTCAAATTTAAGTGCTAAGGCTTGCACCATCTCTTCATTTAATTGGTTCATTTATAGTTCTCCTTTATCCAATCATGTTTGTCCAGCACCTGTTCAGGATTAGGTTCTCCGTGAAATACACAGATCTTCCCGCCATCAGGAATTTTTCTTCCAAACATTTCACTTCGATCTCCTGCAGTGGCACCTCGTACAACTCCTTTTTTATAAGACCATGACCATTCATCTGGGAATGGCTTAACGTAATCGGGATAAGCATTAAAATAACTACTGATAACATTTTGATCACCAAAGAAGTTGATTTGTTTTTGCATATCGTGAAATACTTGCTTATTAGATAGATAATACTCATAGATTGAGGAATATTCAAAATTATTGAACCTTAATATTGATGAATTGTACTCTTTACCAGGAAGTAAACCATCATCAGGTCTAATAAAATCTCTTAGTATACCAAACTTCGGTGAATCAAAGAAGCAATCAATATTATCTACTATTACTACATCTAAATCAAAGTATAGATACTCACCTTCAGGCATTACTTCTCTATCAAACATCTGAAGTTTATTCCACCAACCGGTCATACCTGATTTTAGTTCAATTGTCTTAATTGGCTCTTTATAAACGTGTTGATCTGTTAACACATAGAAGTTAAAGTCACGTGTTGTATTACGCTTGACCATATTATACAATCGTTCTGTATATGATTTAGGATACTTAGTACCCCAATTTACGCAAACTATATTAATCAAGTTCTAACCACTCTTTTACATGTTGTTTCCATACATCGGCGTATTCACAGTTTCTATAGTTCTCAAACCATGGACCACCATCTGTATAATGTACAATCAAAGCATCTTCTGGTTTTTCATAATAACCAATTAGATGATTCCATTTATGATTTAATTTACCAACTTTTTCTGCCCATAACATTCTATGTAGATAAAGTGGTGTTTCTTCATTTACTAATTCTGGTGTAAGATCTGTACATTTTTCATTATTAAACAACATAACACTTGACCAGTTTTTTCTTGGATATGCATGTTGCATCTTACCATCCATCTTTGTCATGCTTTTTGGATTATAATCATGCTGTACACAAGATATATCAAACTCACCACATGCTTCTTTAAATATTTGTTTTACATCTGCTTGAACTATCATATCACAATCCATAAATAAAGCATATCCATGATAATTCATGAGTGCTGGACATAAGAATCTTGAAATAGTAAATTCTGTAGAACCTTTCTTATCATCAGCTCTAGTATAAAAACCTTGTTCTCTTAATTCATGTAATTTAAGTGGTACTACTTCTATATCGGGATTATGTTTAAGTATAGAATGCCTACAAACCTGATAAGCTATATCTTCTCTTGAATCATAACCAATAAAGACTTTAAAATCCTGCATGCTTTCTTTCCTTAGAATAACCTAATTGTTTTCTTGATGGACCTTTTAAATGGTCAAAGTATTCACCTAATGGTCCAACAACGAGTGGATGTTTAGATGGTGCACCAAAGCCTAAGTCAATTGCTTTAATTTTCTTTGCTTTAATCATGGGAAATGTTGTCTCGTCAAATGCAATACAATCGTGCCAAGCTGGATATTGAAATATATTATCATCATCATACATAGATCGATATGTCTTACACCATTCTGCGTGATATTCGTTCTCTGTATCCCATATCATAATACTTGTTTCAGTATATTTTGCAGGCATTCTGTTAACAAAAGATAAGTATACTTCATCATTTACTAATTTTGCTAATAGATCATCTTTTATATCTTTCATAGTCACGTTATCACCATCAAGATAAATTACATATCTAGTTTTTGGTGAATCTAATTCTTGTAATTGTGCATATACTTTAAAAGCAAATTTACTTGCCTGGTGTGTGATGTTATTTACATGCACATCATTAACGTGTGGATGCCTGTCTTTATTTCTTTCCATGAATTTTTTATGTTCTGGTATTTCTGCATTGTAATCTAAGAAATGTACTCTTTCAGAAGAAAAGTCTGGTGGTGTACCTTCAAAATAAACATATAGATTAATATCTTTAGGCCAATATTTGTCAAAAGCTTCTACAGATTTAGAACCATATTGTTTCCAATTGTGTGGACCTAATGTCATTACTACTGAATATTTACTCATTCCATACCTCCGTCAAGAATTACTGCATTAATAATATTATAAGCATGATCTATTTTTTCTCTAATATCTTCTGAATCATTTCCTAAAAAGAATCCTTGATCATGAATAGTATCTGCATTTTCCATAGTACCACTTATCTGATGGTCAATATGTTTCATAACTGGATTTCTTAAAAAATTACCTGCTACAATCGGTCTGATCTCTACACCACCTTTTTGTAATGCATCTGTGAATTTTTTTCTACCAATTATATGTGGTACTATACATGAGAATCCAAACCAAGATGATACACCAATTTCTTTTTGTATGATGATAGGTAAAGTTCCAAACTTCCATTTAAAATACTCAGCATTCTTTACTCTTTGCTTCATCATTTCTGGCCATTTAGCAAGTTGTACTTGACCAATAGCACCACTCATTTCAAGTGGTCTTACACTATAACCTGGTAATACAAATCTGAAGCTATCTTCAAATGGATCACCTGTTTTATCATGAATAAAATTCTTATCAGGTAAAGTTCTTAGCCAGCCATGAGCTCTAAGAGAGTCAATGTATTGAGCAGTCTCTTCAGAATTAGTAAGTATCATACCACCTTCCATAGTTTGAAGATGATGACTAAAGAAGAATGAATGTGTACCCATAGAACCATAAGTACCCATCATTTTACCTTCAAAACTTGAACCAAATGATTCGCAATTATCTTCAAATAAAAGTATACTATAGTTGTCTGCTAGGTCTTTTAATTCATCAATCTGTGATGGATTACCAAGTAAGTTTACAGTTAATATTGCCTTGATACCTTCAATTTCCTCGAGTGCCTGAGCAGTCTTTGTAGGACATAAATTAAGAGTGTATAGATCTACATCTACAAATACAAGTTCTAAACCATACTGTTGTAATGGATAATATGTAGTTGACCAAGATACTGATGGTACAATAACTTTATCGCCAGCTTTTAAATCATATTCAGGTGAGAATATTGCTGAAGCAATCATAAGTAAATTTGCTGATGAACCACTGTTTACCATTCTTGCATGGTTTACACCCATATAACCAGCAAACTCTTCTTCAAACTTAACAACTTCAGGACCCATTGTATAACGGCCAGTTTTCATAACTCTATTGATTGCTTCGATTTCTTGGTTATTCCAAGTATCACAGCTTAAAGGATATTTTGTTGTCATTTTATTAAATGTTTCATTAATGCTGAATCAATCATATCATTCATAAGTGAATAAAAATCGTGTTCAAATTCCCAACCTAATTCTTCTTGAGCCTTTGTAGAATCACCATGTAGTAATTGTACTTCAGCAGGTCTATAGAATTCTTCACTACAATCAATCATAAGTTTATCGCCTGAGTATCCTTTTTCTTCGATACCTTTGCCTTCCCATCTTAATGGCATTCCTAATTTTTTAAATACGTACTCACAACATTCTCTAACTGAGTGTATTTCGCCAGTAGCTAATACATAATCTTCAGGTTTATCTTGTTGCATCATTAACCACATACCTTTTACATAATCTTTTGCATGTCCCCAATCTCTTTGTGCATCTAAATTACCAAGCGTGAGTTTATTTTGATCACCATAAGATATATCTACTGCACCTTTAACAATCTTTTGTGTCACAAAATCATCACCTCGTTTAGGTGATTCATGATTGAATAAGATACCATTAGCTGCAAACATACCATACGATTCTCTATAGTTTCTTACAATCCAATAAGCATATAACTTAGCAACACCATAAGGTGATCTTGGCCAAAATGGTGTTGTTTCAGTTTGTGGTGTTTCAACTACTTTTCCGTATAGCTCAGATGTTGATGCTTGATAAAATTTACATGTCTTTTCTAAACCAGCTGATCGTATAGCTTCAAGCATTCTAGTCACGCCTAAACCACCAGTATCTCCGGTGTATTCAGGAATATCAAAAGATATTCTTACATGTGACATTGCACCTAAGTTATAAATTTCATCCGGTTGAACCATGTTTACAATCTTAACTAAACTTGATGAATCCGTAAGATCACCATAGTGTAGCCAAAAATTTTCATGGTCTAATATGTGTTTAATTCTTGTAGTATTATCTGTTGCACCTCTTCTTCTAATAGCATGAACTTCATAACCATTTTCTAATAAAAGATCAGCAAGATATGGACCATCCTGTCCAGTAATACCCGTAATAATTGCCTTCTTATTTTTCATTTTCTATTCCTTTGAGCATATTAGTATAATACCTTAGAACCTCAATAGTTTTCAGTTCTTCTACACTCCAAGATGTATACGCAAGGTTATATAGCCATTGTTGTCTTTCATTCCAAGCGAATTCATGAAATGCATTTTCTATTTTACTTATGTCTGTAAGATACATTGGAGAACCGAATGTTCTTGGACTCATTGCAAATGTAGGTAATCCTTCAAGCACCGCTTCTAGTGCACCTGATGAGCTGTGAGTTACGACGGCATAAGCACCGTCTAATGATTCAAATAGTGTTCGTCTTGATACTGGACAATTGTGTACTTCAAGATTTTCAATACCTTCAATACATTTTTCTAATGGTGATCTTGGATCTAATTTTGGATGTGTTCTATAGATAATTTTTCTATCTGTATGTTCTCTTATATCTTTAAGCGTCTTATTAGCAAACTTATGGTATGGTTCTAATTCATCAAACTGCCAACCTGTTTCTGTTTGTGCAAGAAATACAATTGGTCCTGTGACATTATTTTGTGGATCTTTTTCTGTAAAGTTAAATTGCTTTTTCATAGCATCATATCTTTCAGATGGTAATGGTCTATTCCAAAATACACCTTCACCAGTACATGAATTAAGACCAAGCCTAAACATAAATGTTTCACTACTATTAAGTGAGTTTCTAATATGTGTTGAGAATGCTGCTGAATCTAGAAAAAAGCATGGTTGTTTTGCAGCTTCAATATTTCTAATTAATACTGCTCTTTCAACTTCAAGTTTTCTCTGTGTATATGAACCAAAACAAAATCCTACATCACCACCTACTGTATTAGTACCTTCGTGTTTATATGCTACAAATTCACCTTTAGAGTTATTGGCAGCAGACACTATTGCATCTAAGGCGGATGTGATTGGATTGTGGGCGTTTAACCTCTTACTCGCTTTAATTGAAGAGGTATAGCTTACTATTTTCATAACAAATTCCTTCGCGCATTTCTTTAATAGAGTATTGTTTATAAGCTAGATTATAAAATAGCTGTTCTCTATCATATAGTTTTATATTATTTATTTGATGTAAAGAGTTGCTACACCAAGCAGATGGTGCAAACTTTTTGTTAGTAGATATTACAGGTACACCGGCTTTCAATGCATCAATTGATGTTAATGAACCTTCAGTAATAACACAATAAGCGTTCTCTAAATCTTCTTCAATACTTCTTTTTGGCCGAGCTGCTGGTCCAGATGTACCATTACGTCTTGGTTTTAATCTTAATTTTATAGGTCTGTTTGTTTGTTCTGATACATAGTCAACTACTTCTTGTACCCATTGTTCAACTGTCTTACCAGTCATGTAATGTGTCATTGTCTGTGAAGATGGACATATTAATATATGTTCACCACTTGTATCCCATGGTTTTACTTCATAATTTTCCCATGCTAAAAATCTATCTGCAGGTACATTTAGTCTTCTATGATCATGCAAACTATTAAAACACCATCTCCAAAATGTATTATCCCAATCTTCATTTTTTGGATCGTATCTACCGTTATAAGGCATATCACAAAATATGTATGGATCTGATTGCATTATTCTAGGATTTTCACCTATCAATCCCCATAGAACATATTGTTTTGCCATACCATCATTTATGTTTGCTTTAGGCCAACCTTCCTGTAGTGCAGCAAATATTCTATCCATCTTTGGTGATGGACGTGGTTGTATTAAAGATATTCTTTCAGTAATCTCCATGGTTCTCCTTCCGCTAGTTCTTCCTCGTACCATTCAGTGTATGCCATTTTTTCACACCAATATTTTCTGTCTGGTTTACTTGGATTATCGACTTGTGTTATTGAATCTGTACTGACACTGTGTGCAAATGAATCTTCACTCACAAGAACTGGTACACCGTTTATAATAGATTCTACTGCTGGTCCTGAAGACCAGTTAATAACTAAATGTGTTCTTTCTAACAGAGCTGGAAAATCCATTCTGTCTTTATCGTTTATAGATTTAGGTGTAGATATTAATGTGTCTGGATGTTTATAACTTACATAAGTTAAATCAGTAAGGTAATCTCTTGGATGTGGTCTTACAACAATAGGTCTTTTTGAATATCTTTTTATAGCATCAATCCACTGCACTACCCATTTTTCAGTTGGTGGTAATCCATGCCATTGCATACTATCTTGTCTTTGTGTAGCTATAACTACATAATCAAACATACCAGATTCACGCCAAGGCTTTAATGGTATATTGAACTTATCCCATCTTTTAGTATTTTCGTGTGGTGGTTTTGGAAATATTCCTGAATTATTGACTGCATTGATACCTAATCTCCAGGTAATGCCTCTTCTTAGTTGTCCGACCTCGATGACAACGACTGGTTTTCCTCTAGCTTTGAAATCAGCATAGACGTCTTTGTTAGGCTCCATTCTGCCAGCGAAAAGAATACTCCAAATAACAGCAACATCAGCATCCCTGTCATTGTAAACAACAGTGTCGCCAGACTCAGTAATCCCTTTAGCAAGAGCATCGAATATTGGCGGAGAATTAAGAGCACCGTACGCTGTAAATAAACTTACCTTCATTAGGTAGATTATACCACATTAGAACGTTTTTGATAGAAAATCTTCGTAAATTTTTAGTTTGGATCTGTCGACTTCTTCGACTTTTTCAGCAGCTTCTTTGACTTCTTCTATGGATTTTTCCAATTTATCTTCTGCTAATTTGTGTTGTCTTTTAGCTTTTGCTAATTGTGTTTCTAAATCTTTAAGTTCTTTCTTGTTTTTAATCATGATAGTACCACCCATACCGCCAGTTTTAGTTATCTCTAAACCTTTCTTTGTTCTATCAGTGGCAAGCATAAAGGTCTTAATTTTAATATTCTCATCAACTTCTGATTCTTCAGCTTCTTCATTATTAAATTTTTTAAATCTCTGAGCTGCATGATCTCTAGCACTTTCTAAATCTTCTGGTTCAATATCTTCAGGAGCATCAGCACCATCATCTACATCTGCACCAGTTGATTGTGAAATAGATTCTTTCTTATAAAGTAAGTAATCTGTAAGATGTCCAAAAAGATCTTGTTCTTCTCTTACTGTACATTTATATTCTTTTTCGTGAAATAGGAATGTTTTCTTTCCATCAAGGAAAGCTTGTTTAGCTGCAAGGATAAATGCTCTCTTCTCGTATATAGTAATATCTGCTTCTCTTAACGCGTTATTTTCTGTTGCAAGCTTTGCTGCAATAGCCATTTTTCTACGTTTTTCTTGAGATTTGCCATCAAATTGTGGAGCATCGGACTTTTGGAAATCTTTAATCCAATCACCCATATCATCAGTTTTATCTATAGGCATTTTAGTCCTCTTTTGATTCTACTGGTCTTGCCTCTTCTTCTTCAACACCAAGTTTTTTAAGTTCTTTTGCAATGAGTCTATCAATCTTTTTGATTTCTTGATTATTACCAGTCATGGCTACTTTGCCTTTATCACCGATAATTCTTGCTCTTTGCATTAATAAATCTGAATACTTAGTGTATCTACCTTCGATCATATCTTCTTCAGGTAGTTCTTTAGGTGCGCCTTTGTCACCTTTGTTTTTCATTTTCTCTCCAGAACCAGCTTTGATTCTAGCTTTTTTGGCGTGAATGTTTGCCCATAAACCTGGGTTTTTTTCTTGTAATTCATCTATAATATCTTGTGGGAATTCTACATCTTCTGCATAGAATTTTAAAGCAGCCATAACTGAAGGGTTCTTAGATAAACCTCTTTCTAATTTTTCAATTGCTTTCGTTGCTCCAGAATAGTCACCATCAGCATCACCAGCTATTTCCATTGCCATAAGCAAATTTTGCTTGTGTTTCTCTAGATCTCTTTCATTTCTGAATTTCATTTTTGCTTCTGCAAAAACATTTTGTGTTCCATCGAATACTGACATTGTTGACTCCTTTTTGCCAAATTGTTTATTGTAAGCTTTAGTATGTACAGACAGTTTAGTTTTTTTCATTTCACCATCTTTGTCTTTATCACCAGGTGCTGGTTTGTATGCATCTGGATCATCATTGTCCATTTTAGCTTGTTTATCAAATTGAGCTTTACGATCATCTTTTTTATCGTTAGCAACACCTTTCATGTAATCACTGTCTGCTTCTTTGACTTCTTCTTTGACTTTGACTTTCATTGTTGACATTCCTCTTGGTGTATTACCATTATCAGCACCAGCATTTGAAAATTCTCTCGCCTTATCAGATACTTTATCTAATTTTAGGTTATATTGTCTACCGTTCTTTTTAACCCAGTTAGATGCAAATGATTTTAAATTACCTTTCAGCGGTTCAAAATCAATTATTAAATCTTCTTGGCGAACACCTTGACCACTACCATCTTGTCGATTACCAGATGCGATTATCACGTTATTACCATCTGTATAGAATAGAATATCACCCATAGCGCCTTTATCTGTGTTTTTAATGTAAGCTACTACTGGTTTACCTACTTTATGAAATTTCATTGGGTCGCTAGCATCTTTTTTAGATAAACCTCTAAAACTTGATGCTGCTTCTTCTACCGATTCTTTCTTCACTTTTGCGGCTAAGTCTTTATCAGCTTTACCCCATGTACCAGAACCCTTAGTAATAAAACTATTTACTCTAGCAAATGCCCATTGTTGTGAAGTAGTACCAGGACGGTGACCAGTTTTCCAAGCTGCCATACCTCTGTCATATACTTGTTTCAGTATACCATAAGATATACCACTCTCTTTACTTTTAGTCTCTAAACCTGTAATCTTTTCGTTGATTTGCTTGGCTTTATAGAAGTCGACGTTGGATGTAAATATACTCATGTACTATTTATTTTTTCGAGTCCTTGATTTTACTAAAATTACCATCTTTATAGAATTCAATAAATCTCTTAAATCTATCGGCATTGTGAGCTTTATGTGAGATTACAAAGATATTTGTATCTTTATGGTTAGATATAATGTCCCATAACATTTCAGTAGCATCTGCATCTAGTGAAGAATCACCAACTTCATCCATCATTAATAGATTTGTATTGACAGAGTTCTTTATTTTAGCAATTTCTCTCCATGTAAACATTAATGCAAGGTCAATTCTCATCTTTTCACCTTCAGAGAATGATGCATAGGTGAAATTATCTCTATATCTTGACTTAATGATCTCATTAAATGATTCATCTAATTCAAATGAGAATGCTGCACCCATCTTTTCAAGCTGTATATTTACAAACTTATTCATGACTGGTACATATTGTTTAATGATCTTGGCTTTAATACCTTGATCTCTTAATAACAATTTACATACATCAAAGAAATGGTTTCTTTCACTCATATCCATAAGTTCTTTTGATATGACCGTTTCTTCTCCAAGTTGTGAGGTGAGTAGCTCTTGAGCTTCTGGTAGAGATGAGTCATCTGTTTCCAGTTTGAGATTATCATTGAGAGTACTGAGATAAGAGCTCAGAGTACCCACTTCACTTCTAACTGATGATGATTCTTGCATCATCCCAGCTAATATGGTTTGTTCTTCTTTAGCCTTGGCTAATTCTTTATTTAGTTTATTAAGTGCTTTTTCATAGGCAGGGATGAGAGCCTCATTTTTCTTTTTTTCTTTTTCAAGGCTGCTAATTTTTTTGTCCTTGAACGACTTTGTGATTTTTTGTCCACAAACGTCGCAGTCATCTTCTGCAGTAAAGAAAGCGATCCGCTTCGATTTTTCATCTATCCTCCTTTTCAATTCGCTACCATGTGAGTGGCATTTATGAACTGCTGAATTAGCATCATCAATACTACTGGCAACAAAACTGTCTATTTTTGTTTGTATCTTTTCAGATTTAGTATTAAGTGTTTTTCTTTCACCTTCGACTCTTGTAATTTCTTCTTTAATTTTAGTTGCTGATTGATCAGATTTTTTCTGTAATGTAGCTATAAGACTCTTCTGACCATTTATCTTTGTGGCATGAACTTCTTTTTGATATTCTTTATCTTTAATATCAACACCAAGATCAGACATCTTTGTCTTTAGTATATCATTCATTCTTGTAAAAATAGTAATATCAAGAATCTCTTCAATTAGTTGTCTTCTTTCATTTGTGTTTAGATCCATAAACGATTGGTATCTTGCAGAACCAAGTATAACGATCTGTGTAAATGATCTAAAGTTTAATCCAATAAGATCTTCTAATTTTTTCTGATAATCTTTTTGTGCTGCATCTTGTGTTATAAGAGTATCATTCTTATAAATCTCGAATATTGCAGGTTTCATACCTCTTACAACACGATATCTAACATGATTTACCGTAAACTTGAGTTCAACAGCACAGTTCTTTTCATTGACTGAATTTATAAGTTGTGTTTTAGATACATTTCTATATGGTCTATTAAACACTGCATAACATATTGCATCAAGAACTGTAGACTTACCACTGCCATTTGAACCTGTAATAAGAACAGTTGGTCTATCATTTAAGAATATGGTATTGCCATTATTACCTGTGCTTAAAAAATTCTTATATGTTATTTCTTCAAATACTATCATCTACTTCTTTAGCTTCCTCAAAAATTTCAATCATTATTTTCTTTATTTCTTTTTTATTAAGATCAGTTGCCACATCATCAATGTATTCTGCAATAAGATCTGATGTATCTGTCATTTCAATAATATCATCTACATTATCTGCATTGAATTGTTCAAAGCTTTCAACAATTTTTAATTCAAATGGTTCTTTAAGATTAATTGCATCTATAAACCTTTCAAAATCTTCAAACGATTCTTTTTCTTTTACATATAGTTTTACATAAGAATTCTTCAGATCTTGTGTTAAATCATTAGGTTTAGTATTGTTATCATATATCAATTTTACATGATAACCGTAAGGGTTCTGTATGAATTCTAATGAACCGTCAGTTGTATCTAAGACCCAGAATCCATGTTTACCACCTGAATCTGACCACATTAATTCGTATGGTGTGCCTGTATACTGTATATTTACCTGTTCACTTTGTGAATGATAGTGACCTGATATAACTTTATTCCATTTAGTATAATCTGAAACTTCAAATCCATCACGACTGTACTGACCAGGAAACATTAACATTCCACTTATATCATAATGACCTATAAGTATATCACCACCTTCTTTTATTTTAGCAAATGATTCTTCATAATTTTCTTTACATACCCAAGGCATATATGTAATTTTACAACCATCATATTCCTTTGTTTCAATATAATCATATACAGTAAAGTTTTCTTCATTGCCAAGAATCTGGCGTGGTGAGTTATTTCTAAGTGAATGTTTAAATGGTATATCATGATTACCAACAAGAACATCAACGTGTATGTCACGTTCTTTAGACGGATCCAACATCATTTCTTTTTGAAATGCTAAAGTCTGGATATTGAGCCACTTACGTGAATCAAACCAATCTCCGACTTGTATAATGTGCTTAATAGATTTGTCATCAATATATGGCCAAAAAGTTTCTTCATAAAACTTCTTTTGCCAAGCTTCAATAACTATGTTTCTATTTCTAGCACCAAAATGTGTATCGCCTAAAATAGCAATTTTCATACGCCATACTTTCCTTCGATAGCTGCATTAGCTTCTCTAATTTTGGTAGCAGATATACCCTCAATATCTTTATCTAAATGTTCCTGCTCAATTTTATAACCTACATCTCTGCCGTAAGTTATGTGAGTAATATTTGGTACACTTATAATCTCATATAAATTATACTCAAAACCTTCCTTTTTTAACGCAGTTTTTATCTGTTTCTTACGTTCATCGAAAGTGTATGGGTTTTTATCTGATGTGTCTTGTTCACGCAACATGATTATTACTTGACCAGTTTTGGAAATTGCTCTCTTAAAAAGCTCAGTATGCCCTTGATGCCAGGGTTGGAATCTGCCGAGCATTTGCGTAGTTTTTTTATGTCTATCCATGTTTTCACCGTATAGTCTACGTCTAAGTAATGTGGTCTTTCAAACAATTTGTTTGTGTCATCATACTCAGACTCTTTTATTGTGTCCATATAGATTGATATTGTAGGTTGTACAATATCTCTATACTCCTGTTTTGGTGCTACAAAATCTAAAATACCATTCTTACTTTTCATTCTTAAGGCTTGTCGTAATCTGCCGTCAGGTGAAAAATCCCAATCATTGTGCAGTAGTCTATAATAGTCTGCATTATGATGTGGTATACAAAAATGGTATGCTAGTTCTTTTGCGAGTGTGGTCTTTCCTGAACCAGGTAGACCGAATATTAATATCTTCATGTATCTTTCTTTGGAGTCCGTGGTTTACGTTTCTTTTTAACTTTAAAATCAGGATTTTCTTTAAAGAATTCTTCTTTCTTTGCTTCTCTAACTTTATAGTGTTTACCTTCAACTTCAAATTCAGTGATACCAGTCTTAATTGATTCGAGTTCATGCTGTACTCTTAGCGTATGTGATCTTAGAGTAAATCCAGATTTCCTCTTCTCATCCGGTGTTTTAGCTCTGGCTTCTTCTAAGTCACCAAGTTTTTGGTCTGCATAAGCTCTTGCGGTATCATCTAATTGAGAACTAAATTCACCATGTAAAAACATAGTTTGTTCTGCTTGTTGTATTAATTTAAGATCTAACATATACTTTTTCTTTTCTTTCTTAATACGTTGTACCATGTGAGAGAAGAGTATCTGTGTTACGAATGCAAATCCATTATTGAACCTATCACCATCAAATCTATATGCATACTTGATTGCCGCAAGAATTGCATCTTGCACCATTTCATCACGATATGAATAGTTTACAAAGTTAGGTCTTAATGATAATCTATTTGCCATCTTAATAATACATTCACCAAGGTATCGACTCATGACTGGTCTATCTTTTTCTCTAGCCATGAGATCTCTGCATTTTCTTGAATACTTATCAAGTTCTGCGGTGAATTGTTTATTGTTTACGTAGTGTATTGAGTCTTTTGTTTGCCTTTTAGCCATTTTATATATCTATACTGTTAATTTTATAATCGAGTTTTTCTTCTGTGTAGTATCTAAATCTTTCACCTGCGTGTCTAAGTGTAAAGTTATCTCTAGATTTATACTTAAGATCGTCAACAATGTCATACACCGTTGCTGTCTTACCGTCATCTGTTTTTCTTAAAATTCTACCAATTGATTGAAGTACCTTAATCTTCGATTTAGAAGGATGTGCAAAAATAAGATTGTGTAGATTCTTTATATTTACACCTGTAGAGAATACACCTAGTGATGCAATAATTATTACATTATTTTTCTCTGCAAATTGTCTTGTCATTTCTCTAGTTTCTTTATCCGTTTCACCAGCAATATAATGAACATCTTTATCTGAAAGTGCAGATGTCAATGAATGTATATCTTTACCATGTAATATTCTACCAAAAATAACTAATGTATTTCCAGGTAGATCTGATGCTAATTTTGATATGAAGTTATTTCTTTTTTGATGTGATATAATATGACTTATTTCTTCTTGATAATTCATCTTACTTACTAACTTCTTATCTTCATCCGAATAATTTAATCTGAGTAATTGTATTTTTACATCTGATATCTGTTCTCTATCAATCAATTCTTTAGTTGATGTTATCTTTTGTATAGGACCAAATAATCCTTTCAATACGAGCTCGTGTGTCTTTGCTTCTTGAATTGTGCCTGTCATACCGATTCTATCTGGACAAACAACGAGTTTGTTCATTATTGATTGTATAGATTTACTTTGTGCATGATGTACCTCATCAACAATAACACTACCAAACTGTGCAAAATAACCTGCAGATTTTTTATGTATTGATTGCCATGTAGATACTACAACTCTTTTATCTGTGTTCTTATCTACACCACCACTTATACCATGCATATCTGTAAACTTACCTTGTGAATAATCCTCAAAGTCAGACATCATTTGTGATACAAGATTAATGGTAGGAACTATAATAAGTATCTTTCTATCATGTGTTTCTCTCCACCATCTTGATAATGCATATATAATTAAAGACTTACCAGATGCGGTAGGTGAAAGACAAAGCATTCTCTGTTTACGCACGCCGTCTTTAAATGCTTCTACCTGATAGTCCCGCATCTGGATTTTTTTCCCTTGTGAATGTGGGTCAAGGGCATCTAAAAACCCATCTAGAATTTTATCCGAGATATTCTGTTCAATACCAGGCATGTGGTGCTTGGTACCTTCGAATTCTACTTGGATATCCAGGTCTTTAGAAAACTTTGCTATGTCTTGTGTAAGACCAGCATAAATTGTGTTATCACGCAAGTTGGCCAAACGAATCTTACCATCCCAGTACTTATTTTTATAAGCTGGTGTAAAGTGAGCGCCTGGTACTTTAAATGTGAAGTAATCTGATAAAGTTTGTAAATCTGCTTTATCACCTTCAAAATTTAAGTATGCATCATTTAGTTTTTTGAATAATATCATCTACAAATTTTGTATAAGTTTCTGCTAATACCTCAGAAGGCAAACATTCAATTTCATAATTATAGAATGTGAATTCTCCTTGTTGATCAGCAACTTCTAGAAATGTTCCAATTTTAAATTTAGCCGTATCTTGTTCATCTTTTTCTTGATAAACTATCATAGGATTAAGAAGAGTAATCTCACGATCTCCTTCATCAACTTGTTTTCCCATAATCATTGGTCCTGCGTTTGCAAGTTTAATTAGTTTAATATCCATTACATATCTCCGCTAGTAAATTTTGCCCAATCAATAGCAGCTTTAATTGAACTGTTTCTCCATTTGATCTGATCCATAATATGCTGCACACCTTCTAATAGGATATCAAAGTATTCTATTTTCTGCATTAGCTTAATTACATCTGGATCTGTGTTGACATGTTTCTCAACACCTGCTTTTGTTTTAAGTTTAAGATCAAAAGGTTTTTCTTTATATTCTTCAGGACGAGCTTGACCGGAAAAGAATATTTCTTTTTCTTTTTTAAGTGTTTCTAACTGATGGTTAAATGCTACTTTGCGCGATCTTATATCCATAAGAATCGTTAAGTACTTGTGATGAAGTTTTGGTATAGCTAAAGACTCCTTATCTAAAGAGACTCTATCAATATCCGCATCTTCTTCCCACATCTTAAGAAGCTGCTCGTGCGTAATCATATAGTATAAATATACCATGGAGATGAAATTTTTTCTGAACCATTTTCACTTAAAGTGTTCATTCTGGACACCTACAACAACTTACACTTATAACTTAGGAGATAATATATGGCTCGAAGGCAAAAGAAAGCCTCGTTCAAGGCTGAGTTAAACGCATCGAAAGCGTTTCATATTCAACCAAAGAATGAGACTCAAAACTATCTTTTGGAATGTATAGAGAATAATATAATGACTGTTGTTATCGGACCCGCGGGTACCGGTAAAACATACTGTACGGGTATGAAAGCAGCTCAGTTATTCTTAAAGGGCGGATTCGAGAAGATCGTACTTACACGGTCTAACATTTCTACGGGTAAATCATTAGGACATTTCCCTGGTACTATCGAAGAGAAGATGGAACCATGGGTAAAACCAATAATGAATGTGCTAGTAGACGCATTGGGTTCTGGTAGAGCTGAATGCATGCAAAGAAACAAGGAGATTGAAGTACAACCAATTGAAACTATTCGTGGTACTTCTTTTAATAATAGTATCATAATTGTGGACGAAGCACAGAACTTATCTATGGATGAGATTAAAGCTGTATCGACAAGGATTGGTGAGGGAACTAAATTAATACTACTAGGAGACCCAGCTCAAAGTGATCTAAAGAATAGTGATCTTATAAAGTTTGTAGATCTCTGTCATCAGTATAATTTGCCGGCGCCGATCGTTACGTTTGGAATTAAAGATATTGTTAGGTCTGATATTGTTGCTAGTTTAATTAAGATGTTTATGAAAGCTAATATCTAGGATCGGTACCTTAGTATCGCTAATGGAAACATGGTAGTTATCCATATAATACCAAAAAAGGACGATTTTTTTTAAATAATGTCGTTATTTTTTGCGCCATTTGTATATGTCGCATGCTCAAAATATAAGAACTTAAATGAGCTTGTAGATGTAAGGTAATCAACCTGTGGATTAGATGAATCATATTGTGGACCATCTAATGCGATTGGAAATGCATCTATAAATTTCCACTCTGCAATTGGCTTAAGATCTGCATCTGCTGCAAATAGACTCATATTACTCATTGTATTAAGAAATCCAGGTTCTCTAGCATCTGGTCTTGCCTTCACATTTTCTTTTGTATAATTATTAAATTGATCAAACGATTCAGGATTAATCATTCCTTTCATCCACTTTAATATTTGTCTATAACCTTTCATCTCTTTATCAAGAAGAAATGTCACATCTAATTGTGAATAGTCTAAAGTATCTCCAGGAACTGATCTTGTTTGATTGAATGGATTGGCTAGAGCAGCTTCTCCGGCACTGATTACAGGCACATTTGCTTGTTGTACAGTATAAACTACATCAGGTAATTTTTCAATTGCAATAAAGAAATGTTGAGGTGCTGCAAAACTTAGCTCAGTTTGTCTGGCTATCATGTCTCCAAACTGTAGGGACATTAGCTATCTACCTTAGCACCAGCTCGCCATTGATAACATGACCAATAACCAGCAGTTGTTTTATCTTTCTTCTGATCACACTTATGTCTTGCTCTAAATGAAGCTCTTCTACCTGGATCGTCTCTTTTGATTTCCATGTTTGGATCTCCAAATCTTACCATGACAACATTACCTTGTGCATTTTTTACGTAAACTTTGAATTTACTTTTACCGTCTTGAACACGAATAGGATCATTAAGTTTTACCTTAGTTCCTTGATATTCAGCAGCTTCTATAACATGATCATATTGTTCATTACAATCTTCACAACAGAATTTTTCAAATTTTTTCATTAGCAACACTTACAATCACATGATGATTCTTTGCATTCTTCTGGACATTTATGTCCGCAATCTTCACATTTGTTTTCCATACTATATTTATATTAGCCAAAAAAAAGGGAGTCCGAAGACTCCCTTTTAAAATTCGTTATCGAACGGTTTTTACACGTTGTCAACTCTGAATTTTCTGTAGTACATGTTTGAAGCAGGAGCATGTAAACCTTGTGATTGAAGACTTCTAGCTGCGAATGGGTTTGAAACCATACCGTATCTAGTCTTGAATCCAATTTTCGGTTGGAATGTTTCCTGACTTACTGCACGAACCATTTGTAATGGTACGTATGGGCAGTAGAACATACCTGCGTCCATGTTGTTTGAACCTTTATAACCAACAACGACATAGTCACCGTTAGTTGCATAAGGATCTACATAAACTTTAGTACGTCCGTTAAGTACTCCAGCAAAAGTACCTGAAGTCACATCTACGTTTAGATTATCTTGTAATCCAGATGTGTAATCAAGTAGTCCAGCCATTGTTAATGCTGATGCAACATTAGCAGAGCAAAGGATAAAGTTTCCTTTTCCTCTTCTAGTTTCAAATGCAATAGTATTACATTCTTTTTCGATTTGCATCATTAGGCCTTTTTGTCTTTCAACAGACCATCTTCCTTGACCATCAGCGATGAGATCAAAGATTCCGTTTGTTGTAAGACCTTGCGCTCCGTATTTAGCTTGAGATAGGATCGTGTGGACAACTTCTCTATTGATTTCCGCTAGGATCTCAGTAGATAAGATGTTTGCTAGTTCTGCTTCTGCATCTAAGCCGTGTACAGCTTTCAGATCTTGAACTAGTTCCATAGTGTATTCACTTTTAAGAGCTCTTGTTTTTGCTTCAACAGCAGTTCTCTCAATTGTGAAACTCATTTCACGGAAGTTATCTCCTTCTCCCTCTCTCGTAGTCATACCGAAAGAACTAGTTCCTTCAGCTGAGTTAGGGTTATATCCAGAGTTTAGGCCGGGGTTGGCAGTGACAGTGTCTACAAATGGATCATTTATAGGCGTGATACTTGCAGTATCAGTCACAGGGTCAGAGTCAGCAGTGCTAACACCATCATTTTTCGCTCTTCCAACACTAAATGGATTACCATCAGCGTCAGTATTGCCTCCAGCAGCATGCGTAGCTGGCGAACCAGTATTGAATGCAGTACCTGAGAAGTTAGAGAACGGTTCGTCATACATAGCTTCGATACCAAGACCATCATTTCCAGCAACACCTTCGTTAGTGTTGTTGTATCTTGCTCTTAGTGCGAATATAAGACCAGTTGGGGCGTTCATTGGTTGAACACCGCAAAGATCAAATGCCATCATTTGTGGAACTGCTCTTCTAACTAGTGAAATAATAATGGGATCATAACCTGCACGACCTGTAGCGTTTAGTGCTGCGTTGGTGTTAGAACCTGACATAGCACCACCGAAGCTAGCACCTGAAAGAGAAGCTTCTTCAATGTTCTGCTCCTCAGCCAATGCTTTCTCCGTGTTTTCAAGAACTTGTGCAAGAACAGCTTTCTTATCACGCTCTTCTACTTTTGGTAGATCTTCGTGATTGATTACTGGAGCCCATTTCTCTGTTAGTACGTCGTATGACATGGTTGTTTCTCCTAATTGTTATTTAAGTTAGATTGATTGTTAATTTTCTTAAAAATCGTTGGGTTTTTCATTCTTATTTTAGTGCAGTTTTAGACAAGTATCTAACGTACTGCGATACTGGATGTTTACCACCCGCATCTGTCTCAGAAATTTCACTTTCTGAGTTGCTGAACACTTCATCACCGTAAGATGATAGAGCTTTAGCTGCTGTTTCAGGATTTTCAAAGTAAGATTCTTTTAAAGTCTCTAACTTTTCCTTAAACTCTTCAGTATTACCTGCTTCGACACTTTCACTCAATTTTTCTAGGCGTATCTTTTGAGTTTCAGTAAGACCATCACTAACTTCGTTAGTAATTGCCTCTTTTTCGAAGGCTAATACTTTAGATTGTAGCTCTTCAACAATTCCGTCTTTCTCACTAATTTGGTCTTTATAACTTTCAACCGCTTCAGTAAGTTCATCAACAACCTTAATATCATCTTCTGGTATGTCAATGTAATTCTTTTCAAATAAACCTTTAAGGTCTTTAATAAAGTTCTCTGCAATTTCTGTTCTTAGAGAATACTTAATTTCTAAAGCATTTTCTTTTAACCACTCTTCAGTAGCATAGTCAGTATATTTTGAGAACTTCTCTTCTAATTCACTGTTATGATCTGCAGCTTCAGCTTCCATTTGCTCTTTAATTTCAGCAACTTTAGCATTTACTTTTTCATTTACTGCAGTTTCAAAGACGATAGCAGCTTTTTGCTTGAAGTCTTCATCAAGATCAACATCTTCTTCCATGTCTTTCTCATCTTCTTCTTTTTCCATGTCTTTCATTTCTT